TACGATATGCCTGTTGAAATAGAATTAAAGATAGGTAAGAATTGGCTTGACACTGAAGTAGTAAACCTGTAGTATCATTCTACAACCCTGAAATAGGAGCATGAAAAATCATGGAAACAGGAACAGAAGTAATGGAACTAGACAACATGGACGCAATCGTTGCAGCATTTAACAGCGACGATGCTGAAGCACTTATGCAAGCAAGTGGGCAGGGCGGTAACTCAAACCGTCAGGTAGGCTTGCCCCGAATTAATATCAACTACGATGCAGAGACAGAGGACGGTAAGTCCCTTACTCGTGGCTCGTGGAAGATGTATCTTGATGGCAGGTTTTTGTATGCCGATAAGGTATCGATACGCCCAATCTTACGCACGTTTGAATACAGCCTTTGGGATCAGGACACAGGTACTTTCTCTTCCAAGACAGTCCAGAAGACAAGCCTGTCGGGTATGTTCCCAGCAAGTGATGGTGTAAACAAAGCGGGACGATTGACTCGTGATGAAGAAGACAAGCTGTCAAAGGATGACCCTGACTATCTAAGGTCACGTGCTGTTGTCTGTAATCAGGTAATCTATGCTAAGATCAGCGGAACGTTTAAGGATGCTGATGGTGTAGTCACAGAGATTGCTGATCAGCCTATTGTTTCATACTTCAAACGTTCTGGCTACAAGCCTATTGGTGACTTTATCGATAGCTTGGCAAAGCAAAAGAAACTGATGCAGAAGTGTTCTGTTTCGCTAACCACTCACAAACATAAGAATGGTAGTGTAACTTACTGGACTCCTGTCCCTGCGTTAGAGGGTGAAGTTAGCATCACAGATGAAGACAAGAAGCTAATGACAATGTTCGCTGAAACTGTAAAAGGTCACAATGAAAACATTATGAATCAGAACCGTGAAGCTATGAAGCTGATCGCTGATGACGATGATGTAGATTTGGCAGCGGATTTTGACAATGCTAACGCTGCTTAAAATACAAGACCACATGAGTAATGCTTTGCGGGGGGAAACTACTGTCTCCCCGCAAGCAGTTAAAGACTTTGCTGAAGAGTGTACTGAAGCAGCAGAGCGACAACTCGTTCGTCAACGGGGTGATTTCCGTATTCGTATGTCAGGTCTTGGTCGTCCCCTTTGCCAGCAGGTGCTGGAGAAGAAGGGCATCAAGGAAGACATGGAGTACAACACCCTGTTCCGATTTATGTTTGGTGACCTGACAGAATCAATCCTTATGCTTATAATGAAAGAGGCTGGGGTAGATATTGTTGACTACCAACGAGCCGTTCAGTTGCAGGTAGGAGACACACTGGTCAACGGTACTCTTGATGTCATCATCCGTGATGAGTTGGGAGTAGAGAAGGTGTGGGATGTTAAGTCAGCAAGTGACTGGGCATTCAACTACAAGTTTACTGGTATGAACGGTGGCTACGACAAACTAAAAGAGGATGACCCCTTTGGCTATGTCATGCAGGGGTTTCTTTATGCGGAAGCTACAGGCTTACCGTTTGGGGGGTGGATCGTTGTTAACAAGTCTAGTGGTATGGTGGCTATTGTTGAAGTGCCGGATTGGGCGCAGGATGATAAAGAAGCCTATCTAAAAGATGCAGAAGAACGAGTCAAGTTTCTTACTAACCCTGATGTAGAACCGTTTGTTCCGTTCAAGTCAGAGTTTGAATCTTACAAGCGCAACGGTGAAGTCATACGAACAGGTAACAAGGTTCTGCCCAGACAGTGTAACTTGTGTGGGTACAGATCACATTGTTGGCCTGACGCTATTCTGCATGGTAAGGTTACTTCCAAAGCAAAGTTTCCACCGATGGTGTGGTATGACAAACTTAAAAATAAGGAAATGTAAAGATGCCGTACCTGTTTGTGAAAGATTATGAGGTAGAACTCATGGAACTAAACAGTGACCTTAGTCATGTGTACATAGAGTCCAGCAATGCCACTGGGGGAGAACGCAGGGTAACTCGTTTGCGGTTACACAATAAGGGGCTACCCCTAACTTTGGTTAATCACTACGGTACGGATGGTCACTTAATTTCTGACACAGAAGCACGAGACATAAAAAAGGTAGAGACTGAACTACAGCATATCAGTAGAACGTCATTTTCAGGAGCGTATGTATGTGTGCCGATGCACCCTTTGACAAAAGAACTTACCAACATAGAAAAGTATTCACCCAAACTGGCAGGGTACCTAGAAAAAAGATTAATATCGATAGGGGTAACCTTTTGAATAACAAGGTAAAATACAGGTCTAAGTTTGAACTCAACTTGGCACGGACTTTAGTATCCAAGAACGTGACATTCTTTTACGAACAGGATAAGTTTGAATACATACCTGCCCCTCGACACTACACTCCAGACTTTTACTTCCCAGAAACAAACATTTACGTAGAAGCTAAAGGTCACCTAGATAAGGGTGACAGGGTGAAGATGGTACTGATGAAGAAACAACATCCTGACTTAGATATTCGGTTTGTCTTTATGAATGCTAAGAATAAGATTTACAAGGGTAGCAAGACGACGTATGCTGCTTGGTGTGCAAGATACAACTTTGAATGGGCCGAAGGGTCTATTCCTATGGAGTGGGTAAAAAAATGACCGACGATATTGAAATACAAAAGCAGGTGGAGATGATGTCTCTTTTACCAGACAGATACTACATCATACTTAAGCCTCTTGATGAAGAGAACTTTACCCTGACTGCCTACGATACAACAGATAAAACCTACGAGGATGACTCCGACTACAACCCCGCTATGATTATACAAGAGGGTATAATGGAGACGGTAAGGGAAGACCTTGAGGATGTGTATGATAAGGGTGCGGCCTCAATAAAGTTTAACCTTGTTGCAGAATCTATGATTGAAGAGGTAGAAGAAGAGTTGAAGAATCAACATGGTAACAATGTAATTAAAGTTAATTTTGGAAAGAAACAATGAAACACGAAGAATACATGGTGAAAAGAATGAGGGACGATGATGTCGTTAACAAACCGCCACACTACAATCAAGCAGGTGTCGAGTGCATTGAGGCAATCCAAGCGGCGACAGACAATGGGTTTGAGTACTACCTACAAGGAAACATCATCAAGTACCTCTGGAGATACCGTTACAAAAACGGAGTTGAAGACCTCAAAAAAGCACAGTGGTACCTAACCAAACTAATCGAAACAAAGGGAGAATAAGAACATGAACAACATGTTACCTACACCATACCAGCAGTTTATTCACAAGTCACGCTATGCTCGTTGGATTGATGGAGAAGAGCGTCGTGAGAATTGGGATGAAACTGTGGATCGTTACATGGACTTTATGCAGAGTCAGGTAGAGGACAAGTGTAACGTTAAAGTAGATTTAGGTGAGGTTCGTGAGGCTGTTCTTAGTCTTCAGGTTATGCCGTCCATGAGGGCAATGATGACTTCAGGGCCAGCGTTGGCTCGTGACAATATCTGTGGGTACAACTGTAGTTACATTCCAGTTGATAGCCCACGTTCATTTGATGAGTGCATGTATATACTGATGTGTGGCACTGGTGTTGGCTTTAGTGTGGAGAGAGAGAATGTTGACAAATTACCTGTTGTATCTGATAATTTTAGTACTTCTAGCACCGTAATTAATGTAGCAGATAGCAAGCCGGGATGGGCTAAAGCTTACCGTGAACTGGTTGCGTTGCTTTATGCAGGTCAGGTTCCTTCTTGGGATACCTCTGCTATTCGCCCCGCAGGTGCGCGGCTGAAGGTCATGGGCGGTAGAGCTAGTGGCCCCCAGCCGTTAATTGATCTGTTTAACTTTACCATAGAAATATTCAAGAAGGCTGCTGGACGTAGGTTGTTTCCTATTGAGTGCCACGACCTCATGTGCAAGGTGGGCGAGGTAGTTGTTGTAGGGGGTGTTCGCAGGTCAGCCCTGATCAGCCTATCTAATTTAAATGACGATCAGATGCGTCACGCCAAAGCTGGGCAGTGGTGGGAAACAGAAGGTCAACGTGCGTTGGCTAACAACTCTGTAGCCTACAAAACAAAGCCTGAGATGGGTACCTTTATGCGTGAGTGGCTTGCCTTGTACGATAGTAAGTCTGGTGAGCGTGGCATGTTTAATCGTGAGGCTGCTGAAAAGCAAGTGGCTCGTAACGGTAGAAGAGAGACGGGACACATGTGGGGTACGAACCCTTGCAGTGAGATAGTCTTACGCCCATACCAGTTTTGTAATTTGTCAGAAATAGTTGTCCGTGAAAATGACACACTAGAGTCTCTCAAACACAAAGTTAAACTAGCTACCATTCTTGGAACTATGCAGTCTACCCTGACTGACTTTAAGTATCTTAGAAAAGTGTGGAAGGATAACACAGAGGAAGAAAGGCTACTTGGGGTTTCTTTAACAGGCATCATGGATCATCATGTTTTGTCCAAGAATGTTGATAGTAAAATATGGTTGCAGGAGATGCGTGACGTAGCGGTGGAAACAAACCGTGAGTATGCGGAGTTACTTGGTATACCTGTCAGTGCAGCAATCACCTGCGTCAAGCCTAGCGGAACTGTTTCTCAGCTTACAGACTCTGCTAGTGGTATTCACGCACGACACAACGATTACTTTATTCGTACTGTTCGTGGTGACAACAAAGACCCCCTAACACAGTTTCTTGTGGACAGTGGTGTACCTGCTGAACGAGATGTGATGAAGCCGGACAACGTAACAGTCTTCAGCTTCCCAATGCAGTCTCCCAAAGGAGCGGTTACCCGCACACAAACTACAGCCATAGAACAACTGGAGTTGTGGAAGACCTACGCTTTACACTGGTGCGAACACAAGCCTAGCATTACTGTATCAGTTAAGGAATCGGAATGGATGGATGTAGGAGCGTGGGTGTATGAGAACTTTGATGTAGCGTCAGGAGTTTCTTTCCTTCCTCACAGTGATCACACATACCAACAGGCACCCTATCAGGACATAGAGCCTGATGAATACCTTGAGTGGAAGCAACGCATGGAAGTGGTACATATTGACTGGAACAAACTAACAGAGTTTGAAAAGGAAGATAACACCAGCGGCTCTCGTGAACTTGCCTGTACTGCAGGGGTTTGTGAAGTTGTGGACTTGACAGCAGCATGAATTGTTGGCACTGTACATACGCCTTAACTTGGGGCGGTGACCATGACACAGAGGATGATCCAGATCATTCTATGGTCACCAACCTTAGTTGTTCAAACTGTGGGGCGTTTGTTTTAGTATATTTACCCAGAGACGAGGAAGAAGACGATGACGGATAAAGATAATGTGGTTATTATAGACGAAGTAGAATACAAAGTAGATGACATGGGTCATGTGGATCAGTATACTGTTATGCAAATACGGGATGTACGTGATCAAATACAGAAGTTAAACTTTAGAATGGCCCAGCTACAGGCATCCCAGTCTACTTTTATGACTACATTAGCCAATAGTCTTAAGGAAACAAACAGTGATACAGATCAAGATAACGCCTGATATAATAGCCCGTGCCAAAAAGAAAGCCGCCTCTGTAGGCATCCTACAGGGCAGCATAACTGGTAGTCTTAGTAATGTGGTGGGGGCTATAGGCGAGGTGATTGTAAAGGACTACGTTGGCGGTACTGATGCCAACAACAAGGACTTTGATCTGCTGGTTGGAAACAAACGGGTGGACGTAAAGACCAAGCGTTGTAACACAACCCCATCACCTAACTACGACTGCTCTGTGTCAGCGCACGGAACCAAGCAGGACTGTGACAGTTACGTCTTTGTCCGTATTCTCACGGATCACAGCAAGGCGTGGATTCTTGGTGAGATACCAAAACAAACCTTCTACACAAAAGCAACCCGTTACAAGGTGGGTGACGTAGACCCAAGCAACGGCTTTGTATTCAAGGCTGATTGTTACAATCTAGCAATACAGGAATTAGAACAAGTAGATGGCTAACAAAAGCACAGAGGCTAACCTGTTTACATTTCAGGCTAATCTAAAACAGAACGGCACCATAGAGTTAACTTGGGAAGGAGTGAAGCCAGAGCAGTTTGAATCTGCAATGGTAGAGGGATTACCCCAGTGGGATGGCTCACACTCGACAGCATCCCTTCTACGGTACCTTCGGTCTATGGCAGATGAAATGATGGAGAAGTCCAGAAACTACATCTAGCGTTTCTTACGAGACTGTTGCTTTTTCATCCTAGCTCCGGCTATCCTATCAGCCTGAGTTGGTCTGGGATTATTATCTATTCCTGCCTTGATACTCAACCGACCAAATAGCTCTTTACTCATTCCTGTAGGTGAAGGTCTTGTAGGGTCTGACTCAGCTAATAGCTGTCTATCTGTTTTATTTGTTTTTGTTTGCTGTTTCTTTGTGGCTTTGATACCTCTAGCAAGTCCCCCCTTTGCCATCCGCAACTTCGGAGTCTGCATCATGGCAGTTTGCATCTGATTCATGTCACCTGATGTCATGGTGTTGTTCTGCATCATGTTCTGTTGTGGCTGACTTGCCGACATTGTACCGCCCCCGTAAGCTTTCTTGCGGGGTTTTTTCATGGCTGTACCACCATACATCATTGGTTTGCGGCGGGACATACCGCCATACATCATTCCCTTACGAGGGCCGTTATTGTACTGTTTCATCTTCGTCTGTCTCTTCCTGCGTAATAGGGTTTATGATTGTTCCGTAAGTACGGAAGTTTTCTTCTTGGGCAAGTATCTCATCCATCGATGGTATGTTGTTTCCGCTAGCCGCAACACCCTTTGCTAGGTGAGCTTCAAGTCTGATTCTTAAAGTTTCTATGACTTGCTTTGACGGGTTGTTGTTGTATAGGATAGCAGCCATTGCTTCAGCAGCTAGTGGATCAGACAATGCTGCATCCATCAAGTTCTGCTTGTACAAAAGAACTGTTCGGGATGCTAGTTCGGTACCCACATACAGGGGACTAACCATTCCCCGTGCCACGTTAAAGATACGAGAGAAAGCAGAGTCAATTGTTATAACACCGTTAACACCACCCCTTCGTAAATCCAGAGAGTCGCCTATTGATGACTCTACCCAATCCCGCATACGTATTAGTGAGTCAGCATGTTTCTTTCCAAGAACTTCATACATAAGCTTCTGTTGGTTTTCATCAGAGACTATCTGACTAAACATCTCACCGGATAATGATAACTGCTCCTTACCCTGTCTGACTCTTGTGTTTGCCTTTGCCTTTGCAAACAACCCTTCGGCGTACATGTAGCGCATTGCCTTTTCGACTTCTTCTTTTGGAAGCCCTGAACTGGCTACAAGCTCGTCAACTTTAGCGGAATAAGATGCGGGGTTGCCGTTGAGAAAGTAAACGTCAAAGAAGGTTTCTTTTTTGTTTACCAACTGTGCATCGAACCCAAGTGTCTTTATTGTGTTGGATATATCGTCGGCTTCATTCTTAGCTGCAAGAGTGAGAACTCCCTTAGTTGGGTCTAGCTTCTCCCTGAGTTTGCCGTACTCTGCTTGCCACTTCTTGTTCTTCAAAAGAAGATCATCAAAATCTATAGCGAAGTTTTGTATGTTGTCAAATTCAACAGTTCGCCTTGTTGCGGTTTGATTTGGGCTTCCGTCTTTTGGGATGACATCAACAGCAAGTCTGTTTTCAATATCAAACATGCGCTGTGATCGACCAAACTTTAAAGTCTCCCCCACATCAGGCCCAAATAAACGACCCCCTGTTCCGGGACTTTCCAAAACCTTCATGGCTTGAGCTTGTCTACCACCTATGTCTCTGGTCGCTGAGTATTGTAGATGGGAGTTGATTAAATTTTGGTAGATACCAAGAGCCTTCTCTTGACTAGGATCATTTAAATCAAACTCTATACGATCAGTTTCTTTATTGCGTGTTCCACCTATAGCGTATAGCACACGGTCTGATTCAACATCCAGTTGTCTCATAAGAGCAGCAACTTCTACATCGTCTGTAGCGTTCAAGAGCTTTGTAGATATTTCAGCCATTCTTAGAAATGCAACTTCAGGATGATTTCTGTCAATGTTTTTGTAGCCATACGGACCTTCTGTCTTAGGACGATCCGCTGGACCCTTACGAACACGTGATGCTAATGCCGGACCCAGCCAAGCGTAACTAACATCACGATCTGTACGAGAACCTACCTTATCAAAGTACGTCTGACGGGCTACCTCTACTTGTTTTTTGACTTCGGGGCTGAGATCACCATACGTATTTGTTATCAAGTTTCGCATTTCTGTTTTAACTTTGTTTATTTCTGATGCGTCGGTTTTTCCACCTATAGCCCGTATCTCAAAGAACCTGTACATATCTTCGGCTTCAGAAAACGTAGCTGAAAACAAGCGAGATAGTTCTGTTTCAGGAACTTGCCCTGCTTCAATTGCATCCATAGCTATATCTATGTAAGAAACATCTGGGTTCTCTTTTCTAGCCTGTTGTAGTGCCTTGTTTAAATCTTGCTCACTAAAACCAAACTCTTTAATTAGGTTGCGTTTAGCCATTTCATCGAAAGTTTTAAATACAGCCTTGCCGTCTCCGCGTATAAACTTACCAAAGTCTGACATGTTTGAAGCTATGGGTCTATCAAGCATGTCCCCGGATAAAACACCAAACCTTTGTATTACCGGAGCTAGATCAAATGTTCTGTCACCAACTAAGTCATCTACTTTACGGTACTCTACGCTTGCTTCTGCTCTACGTCTGCCATATGAAATATCAAGGAGAGTGTCTGCATTTCTACGAGAAGCGTTGATAAATTCTCCTTCTGACATTTCGTGACTTAAAGAAGCTAGAACTGCAGTGTCTTGTCTTACAGACTCAAGCATTTGAGCTTCAACTCTGTTAAGAGCCTGAGCTTCATCTACGATACGTGCGACAGTTCCTTCAGGTAAGATAGAAATCTTTTCTAGGTCCGTTGCAAGCTTATACATGTCAGCAACTTGTGTGCCATCAATATCATCGTTTAGGTTAGCTATATTACTGGTGTACTCATCAAACAGTAAAACAAGAGCTTGTTGTTTATCCCTAAGGGCCTCTTTTTGTTTGATAGCTCCGTTTTCTAAATCAGATATAAATCCTTGTAGGGGGCTGTTGTCTCCTAACTCAATCCCATCTGCTTTCATCATATCCCTGATGATGCGAATATTTTGATCAATACCCATAGCCAGACTCTGTTCGTCTGCAGTGGCACGGATTAATCCCTCCATGTCCTTTGAATTAACAAGTTTACCTGAAGTAACCTGATCTAGCTTTTGGCCTTGATAGGCAATGAGAGGAGCCAAGCCGGATGCTTGAGCAACACTAAGGTTTAGCCTCTTCATAACGTTGCCCAGATTTTCAGGAGACATACCGCTTTCAGCAAGGTCTGTTCTGTACGACTGCATCATTTCACGATAGCGAGAAAGTGAGTCAACCACCATTTGGCGAGGGTTTTCACCAAACCTGTTTTCAGTTGGAAGTGCGCGAAGTATGCGATTGAACTGCTCAAAAGCTTTTACTCTTTCGTCGTTCATGTCAAATCCCTGAGATAGCAGGGCTTGTCTCATAGCTTTTTCATCACCACTAGCAAGTGCATCACGAGGAATGAAGGGGAACATGTCAGAGTTTTGAAGCAATTCAGCAACATCAGTAAACACACCCTCTGTTACACTATCCCCCACTTTCCATGTAGCTCTTGCCGCTCCGTTTACTATAAAGGGAGTTATCATAGGAGCGGTGATTGCAGCAATCATATCAGAGGGAACACCATACAAAGACATGTCGGGAAGATATGTCATAGACGCACCAATAGACGTAGAGATAAGCACTTCATCTCTCAGGGCTGCTCTCATATACGGGTCTTTGTTTACTACCTTTTGATATTCGTTTCGACGGGCCGTAAGAGCTTTTTGTTCTGATACTAAAACTGCGCGTCTCTTAACAGCAGTTTCAGAAAACGGAGCTACGCCTTTGTTAATCTTTTCTATCTCATCCCCTAAGGCAGTTATATTATCGTCAAACTGCTTAAGGTTTGCGTTCATATCCCTATAGACTGAACCCATTCCTATCTTGCTTTTTCTCCGCAGTCCCCCTACAAGGCGTGTTAATTGACCTACTCCGGGTGTTCTTTCGACTACTTCTCTTGCACCGAAGAACATTTTTTTAACGACGTTACCTGTTTCTTTAAAGTCGTTTCTACGGATTTTCTCAAACACTTGAAAGTCTGTCATCCCAGCCAGACCGTCGGGGGAATCACTTCTAGCGTTGTCAATTCTTTTCATCATTCGGTTGCTTGACATTCTTGTCAACTTAACAGCCGCACCTGTAAATCCAATCTGTTGACCAAACAACAAGCCCGCCTTTGAAACAAACGGCAACTCATCAAAGGCAAGCTCAACCATCGCGCTTGCTACTTGTGGTGGCAGTCCCACATCCATGCGTTTGACTTGGCCTGTTTCTTCATCACGAATGTAATCTTTTTTAGAAGTGCCATCTTCTCCTGCTATTAGCTGGATCATTGGCTCTGTGTGTTGTCTGTTCCATTCGTCTTGTCCGTAGGTCTTAATAAATGTCTTCTTGTACCACTTCTGCATCGAAGCTTCTCTGGATTCAGTAAGTTTGTACCCTGAAAGAAACTTTTCGGACCCTTGAATGTAGCCGCTTTCTGCCATGCGCTGATTGAAGGATGATGGTAAGACATCACCAAAAGCACGTTCAGAAAAAGCAGCATCAGCTAAAGACCCTATTCCTGCAATTGCCATCGGACCAATGTAGGGAGTACGAGCAACATCCCCCGGAAGATTACTTATCACTCTAATTGCTTCACTGTAAGTATCCCCCACAGCAAACTGACTCATAATCATACGCTTACCGTCTAGTCCAAAGTAAGGACTTTCAGTTTGAAGAGCGTCACGAATTTTCTTGTTTGTTGCTACAATTCCGTCGATGGTTTGTTTGAACTCGTAGTCTGCCCCTTCAAACACTTCGTCTGGTAAACCAAACTCTCCCGGAACAACAAGTTTATCGGGTTCAGCTACAGGGACTCGTTCTTGACTTATAAAGCTGTTAAGAGTTTCGTTGTAGAAAGCATCGTCAGATTTCAGATTGGTAAGCATACCCTCTGATAATGCTAACCCTGCTATCTGATTGCTGCCGTTGTTAGCCTGAATAGCAGCCTGTAAGTTTGGGCTGTCAACGATAGCGTTAAACTGACTTTGTAGTGCAGGTATAGTTATCTGACTACCGCGCTGCCTGTCAATATCAGCAGACATAATTGCCGGAACATCCTTTACTACAACTTGGTCAGGGTCAGTCGCTGTAGCAAGGGTTCCGTCTGGGGATGCTTCGGGAACAGCAGAAAGAATAGGCTTATCCATTCCCTGTGGAAGAAGCTTCTTGTCTCTTTGGGCCGTAGTCATTTCTGGAGTAATCTGGGGTGACTGCTCTGCCATGATTAGTTTGTACCTTGTGAATTTAAGATGTAGTATTCGGAACCGTCGGTTCGTTCTATCTTTTTATAAAGATCATCGCCTTTTCCGGGAAGCTTATATAAGTTTCCAAATCTGATGGCTGGTCCGTCTAAATCAGTTGCCTCTATTTCGCTGGATGTTGAAGGAACTGGGGCAACATCTAGGGGTGCAGGACGGTCACTTGCAGGGGGAGTAACAGTTTGATTACCAGTTGAAGTCCTTGATGTAGTTATAAGTCCCCGCTCTGTTAGTTCTCCGGGTTTGCCTCTGGCTACTACAGTTCCATTTTGTGCATCTAAGATCATAAGACTTCCCCTACCATCTGTTACAACACTGTAGTTTGGATTTGTAGTAGGGAAGACGGTGCTAGGCTCTAGTTTGCTTGCTTCTTCGTAAGACATTTGATTAACAGATGATGTCGCAGTGACACTAGTATCCCTTGATCTTTTTAACGCCAAGTCTCGTACTTTTAAAGCTTGTATTTTTTCTCGTGTAGCAATAGAGAATCCATTTGCTCCTTCTACTTCTATAATGTTGTCATACTTTTGCAGCAATCTAAGTTGTTGGTCTACACTTTCTATGACAGTATCAACTGATTGTATTTCCCCCGGTTTAGTTGTTAATCCGGGAGCAAGCTTGTCGAGGTTACGTTGAATGTCACCATCTGAGAGTCTGCCGCCTTGATCTTCTGCACGAGCCATGTTAGCAGCAATGATAAATGCTAGGGTGTCTCTTCTGGCTCTTGCTCCACCACGATTCTTTATACCCTCTAGTCTAGCGGATATCTTTTGTTTTTCTGCATCGTCCATTGTTCCTAACATACCAAGTAATTGATCTGTAGTACCACCAGTTCCAAACAAAGAGTTAACAGCCTTTAAAGCACTATCTAACATAGTACCCTTAACAGTATCAATCTCATTACCTACAATAGTCTTATAAATGTTTAGCTGTTCTTTCGCAATCTGAGCAGACCTAACTCTTGTTTTAAAGTCACTTAAACTGTTACCCTCACCAAAAGTCATCTTGTAAGCTTCTGTTGGGTTTGTTCCTGTGCGAAAAGTATCTGGTGTTGCGGTTCCATTAGCCAAACTACGCCTTTGTGATTCAGTAAGAACTGGCCCCATCAACCCTTGTATTATTCTTGTTTGACCTATCGCGTCGGTTCTTAAGCCTTCTGTAGTGTCAAGGTAATTACCTACGTTGATAAGGGTTTCATTGTCTGAAAAACTTAGTTTTTCTCCGCTTCTTGTCATCTCTGCAATTTTAGTGGCGTGTCTAAGCCCTGTCATAAACTCTGTCATACTATTATACTGAGAGGAGAAATTAGCTAAAAATACACCCCTGCTTCTGCCTTGAGATTTTGCTGTCATATCTACAAGGCCAATGTCTATGTCATTTTCTGTAAATGAAGCTATGGGTATAGCCTGATACCCACTGTCTGATGGTGTATCCGGGTACAACGAAGAAGACACAACAGTTACCCCTGCTTCAGTGACGAATCCTTCATCATCCGGGCTAAGTCCTCTATTTAATATAGGTAATGATCCCGCTTTCACACTGTCTATAGCAATCTGTTGTTGACCGTCGATTCCTAACCCTAGCAGATCAGAAAAGAAACTGTAGTTTGTTATTGCAGTTCTGGGGTCTACAGGTTTACCTTTATTTTCTTGCTGGAGTTGAGCTATAATACCCTGTACAGCAGGACGATATATCCCCCGTAATTCATTTAAATTACTAACATTACCTTCAAACTGTTTTAAGAAAGCCGCTTTGTTATCTGGATCATTCAAGTGTTCATTCAACGCATCTATAGTAAGCATGGCCTTCTTTGAAGGGTCACTTCTATCCCTCTTATGACGAAAGGAAATCTCATCAGACATTTGTACTTTATAACTACCAATGTTAAGAAACCGCTCATCCCCAGTCTTTCTCAACGCAGACTGAACACTTGCCATATCCATGACAACATCCTCACCCCTAGCCCCAAACGGACCGATAGGTTTCATGTTGTCCATTTCTTTTCTGGCCTTATTGACCATACCAAACACAGCGTTGACGCCCGCCATATTAGCATCATCCTTAAAGCTTGCTTCCATAGCAAGATTTTGATAACCATCAACACGATCTCGCTGGGCTTGCCGACGGGCTTTCTCTTCGTCCATGTTTTTTGAAAAGCCTTGAACAAGACCCATAGCTAATGCAGTACCAACACCCATCTTTAATTAGCCTCTTCTGTTTGTTTCTTCATTGTCATAAAGTTTTCTTCTTCTGGCTCTTGTGGAGCGTACCCCTGACGAATGCCACCATTGATCTGTTCGTTTACGTAAGAGAACATCTGTGGGTTGTTTTCCTTCATCATCCTGAAGAAGGTTTCGTCGTCCATCTCGTTAGCGTCTAGTTGATTGTCATTTTCAAAAAAGCGGTACGGAATGCCTTCTTGGTCTGCCATGCCAGCGATAGCTATTCCAAGTGGCCCCTTAATCATCAGCCCAACGTCTGGGCTAAACTTACCCTCAGAAAATCCCTGAAAGATGTAGCCCTCGACAATAACCTCGACAGACACACCCACAACCAAAAGCTTGAACATCTCTCGCTTTGCAGCCTTATTGGAAACAGCAGCAATGGCTTTGTCCAAGACTACGCTTGGATCAGCATCCTGTGGGGGCTGACCCCACGGCCACCTTTGATTGTCTTGTGTCAGACCGTATCCCGGTGGTGCTGGAGCAAAGTCATCCTTTGCCTCTACAGAACCACGAGGAGCCATGCTAGCATCTAGTTTCATCCTACGTTAATCTCCGATTTTAAGTCAGGGCTTCTAGTAGCCAAAGTCTTTTTTCCTTGTGGGGTAGTGGGTCTAACAATCCCTGCCTCGTTTAGCATGGACTGCATGTTTACATCCCGTGATCCGTTTTGCTGGTAATGTTGTAGGGCTTGCATAACAGCAGCCTGTTGGAACAGTTGTTGTTGGGATGACGATAAGCCCCCAACAGCAGGACCACCCCTAACAATCTCTTTAACACTTCTTCTATCTTGAAACATGCTGGTGTCTGCAGCACCAACATATGGGTCTTCCTGAGATTTACTGTACATGCTGGCTCCAGTTTTCAGTAACCCAAGAAAGCCCCCACCACTTCTATCTGCCTGATTGTACTCTGGGTGACCGGGTGGTGGTCCCCCGCTTTTGCCCCCACCGATGCCAAACAACGATAAACCAATGTTAACTGCCGTCATAAAATCCATCTCTTACTTCTCCTACTGTGCAATCCACTTGGCAAGCCAGTTACCTACCCCTGCAGCGAGGTTGTCCTTCTGGGTCTTGTCGTATATTTTCTCACTGTTTGCAAACTCCATAGCCATGATGCCTATCTCATGCTGACGCTGTAACGCTGACTCACCCTTTTGGAAGTTCCAAGCAGCATTGTCGCGATACTTTTGCCACAGATTATTAAGGGCATTCTGAGAGGCATTGAAGTTGTTTTGTACGTCCTGACGGTTTGCTTCGTTCTGTGTGGCAGTGTTTGCAGTGTTAACCTGCCTACGCCAATTTACATTTGACTGATCAACAGCGTATTGCATGTTAGCGTTGAACTTATCCCGTGCGTCTCTCATGCTTGAGTTGAACTGTGTCATGGCGTTTGTTTCGCCAGCGTTGAACTGCTCCATAGCAGCAACACGGTTAGCGTTAGCCGTTTCAACTTGGGAGCCTAGCTCTGCAAAGAACTCCTCAACCTGCAACTCATTCTTGGCGTTGAATTGCTTACGGGCGTTGTCTTCTGCAGCATCCTTAAACAAACCCTGTGTCAAGGCGTTAAAGCTAAGAGTGTTAGCCTGTTGCCGTGCATCAAGGTTCTTTGTTTCAGTGGCAAGAAGAGACTGTGCATTAGTTACTGCAGAGGTAAGTCTGGCATTCAAGTTTGCCTTGTCCATTGCAGCGTAAGTTGCAGCGTTAGACAAAGCTGTTTGTTGTTCGTTGTTTAAGTTTGCAAGCTGGATTGTTGCATACTTCTTCGCATCATCAGCCGCAATGACTACGCCAGATTCCATGACTGCTTGTGTCATAGCAGCAGCAGCCATACTAGAACCGCCCAAACCTCTAGCTTGCATTATGCCGCTTATTTTACGAACAGCCGGAGCCGCCCACGGGGGCATTGGCTGACCCTGCTGGATACTTGCCATCAACTGTGACATTTGAAATTGAGTTGTTGCTTGTGGATCAAGCTGTTGGGTGGCAGCAGTTGCGACTGCACCTGCAGACGGACCCGCTTGAACTCCCGTCATGTCAACCTGTACAGGTTGAGTGATCTGGGCAGCAGTCGCTGTTCCAATCTGGGGAGTTACTGTAGTTGTACCTGCTACTTGTCCCACTCCGGGAGCAGGTGCGGTAGGAACAGGGGGAGTTAAACCCGTCATGTTAGCTGTTGTTACTGCAGGATTAGTTGCAGGGGTAGATATTTGAGTACCCGTAGTACCCTGTATTTCACCTGCTTGCACTGTTTGGGTTACAGGGGCTGCAGTCGGAACTCCCGCTCCCGCTAACGTACCTACTTCAGTATCTAGTTCTGCATCTGTGGTTATTGTTGCCATAGATTAATCTCTCTGTAACGCACGGTCTAGCTTGTCTTCAACCCGATGTAGTGCTTCCATAACCCGACTCATGTCTTCCCGAACCTCACTACGAGTGACGTACTCCTCACGAGTACGGTTGAGAAGAATCTCTATGCGCTTCTGTTCCCTTATCATGCCGGAAAGAAACCACGCACCCCCCATCACAACTATGCCGATTAGGGTGTCGATTATGTGTACTAAATCCATTGATAGCTATTCCTAGTTAATTTTACTGTATTTGTAATGAAAAAGCAAGTCTTATTTACGACGGCTTTGGATTCGCAGACTTAATTGATGTTACGTTTTCTTGCCATTTATCAAGACCTTTTTCAGTAATGTATTCAATCTGCTCTTCTATTGAACCATATGCTTTTGTTCTAGCAATGATATAGGCTGCTCTTTCGTCTTCAACAACGATAGCTGCTGCTGTCCTAACGTCACCAGCGGAAAGAAAGCTAGGTTTGGCTCCGGTTTTAGGTGCAAATTGTAATGCCAAATCATCTAAAGTCTCTGCTGTCATGTCTGAGGATAAAATTATTTCAGCCCAACTGTTATCTGCATACCGTAAAGTTGCAATACCATTCTCAATTTTTTCTACTGTGTAGTCTGCCATTTTCTTACCTTTATTAAGTTGAATCTACTGTTCCGTTTGTAGTTCCTGATGCGTCTGTAAAGTTTACTGCGCCAGATACTGCTTTACCTGCTGTTCCCGCTGCTGAACCACTTGCACCGTTTGTAGAGTTTCCGTTAGCACCTGTTGCTCCAGCATTACCGTTAGCACCTAAAGCACCACCATTTCCTCCGGTTCCACCTGCTCCAGCATTAGTGCCGCCACCAGCCCCTCCAGAGCCATTAGCTTGGCTTTGATTGTAACCAGCACCAGCACCACCGTTTCCACCAGCACCACCACTTGATGCTACAGTTCCAACTCGTTTTACCTCGTATAAAGAAAAGTTATCTTGACCCGAACGTTCAGTTCCACGAGAATACGTGTAGCCTCCGGTTGTTAAAGTTTGCACACCCCCTACAAGAGTATCATTTCCGTTGTCAACAACTTGAACATTTGCCCACCAAATATCGACGTTGTTAATACCCGCCAAATTATCTACCCAATAATACTTGGTTCCCGAAGTTGCGTAAAGAAAACCACTATCAGAGGTATATGAACCATTACCACCCGTACCGCCTTTACCACCGCCACCAGCACCACCAGATATGGTTCCAGAGTTGACAAGGCTTACAATAGTACCGCCAGAGTTTAGTATTGCGTTACCGCCATTACCCCCTGCGCCTGATGTTCCGGCTGCTCCACCTGTGCCAGTAATAGTTGCAGCATTGTTTATTAGCAGAGAACCGCCTAAATCACTTTCGATTGTTAGGGCTGCTGTTCCACTCGTTCCCCCTAGCGTTATTCCACTAGAAATGTTAAGTATCTTTGGTGTACCAGAAGCCCATATAGTGGCGTTAAACTGGGCTTTTGCTGAAACATTAGTTGCATTACCTGTAATACTACCTTCAACGGACCTGTTCGGAAACGCACCAAACCCTAAAACATTGTATCCAAATCCTGACATCTAATCAGTCCTATGCGTCATTTGCTGCATCAGTTGTAAAGAACAGCTTGATACCCAAGAGTCTTGAATCAGCATCTAAGTCATCTGCAGATACGTCTCTTAAAACTTGAAAAATACATAAATCTCCTGCCGCTGGTGAACCAGCAATTGTAACATTACCACTTTCTGCAGAAATGTCTAAATCGTTGCTTGTTCCAGAGTGTGCTTTTGCAGTGGCAACAACAGTTGTTCCAAATGCAGTATTTAAATCACCACTGTCAGAAAGTGAAAGTCCTGCTAAACCGTACGCTGATGTTCCGGTGTCTGTTGAAGTAGCAGTAAAGAACGCTTGAAATGTAATTGTACCCTCGTTCCAAGACTTTGGAAATGCTATGGTAAACTGTGCATGTTCATCACTGCTCTTATCAAAGTCAAGACACTTTAGTTCAGGGCCGTTTGACAGTTCAACCTGTGCCAAACTAGCACACCCGTTTGTTGTTTCAGGGTACATAGCTGCAGCAGGTATCCAAATAGTTTCTTTACCTGCTACTTTTACTGCTGCACTTGATACTGTAGGTTGTTGTGTGAAGTTGACTACGCCGTTTGAAGCTATGGCTATAGCATCTGTATCGCTTGCTGAACCAATAGTCTTTGCATCACCTATTATTATATCATCAGTGAAAGTTGCAATACCAGTTATAGCTGCAGTCCCACTAATTTCTACGTTACCATTGATATCAATCAAAGTCGAATTGAGTTCAATCTCATCATCTGCGTTAATATCTAAGTCACCATCAGCAGGTGAACCTATGTTAATAGCAGAGTCACGGAACTGAACTACCATTGCTGCGTTAAGTAACAATCCCGTATCAGCAACGTGAGTCAGGGTTACATCTTGGTCGTTACCAAATTGCACGGTACCTGCATCCGCAAGGAACAGGTCACTGAACTCAACAGATGCAGTTCCAAGAGTTGCCCCATCCGCACTAGCAGGAACAATGGATGTACCTACAGTAGCTGTATTTAGGACAGGGCTGGTAAGCGTTTTGTTTGTTAGTGTGTCTGTTGAAACAAGCGATACAAGAGTTGAGTTAGCCCCTGCTGGAAGTGTTAACGTATTTGTTACACTTGCGGAGTGTGGTTGTGCTATGACAATTTGACCGTGACTGTTGTCCTCACAGTTAAACTGGATAGCACCAGAGTTGGTATTACCCCGCACAGTTACGTGGCCTGTACCCTTTGCTTCTAAGTCAAGGTCAATGTTAGAATCGCCACCTGTTGCAGACAATTTAGGTGGGCTTCCTGATGCGGCGTTCGTTACATCAAACTGGTTAACTGCAGAGCTAGTTGTCTGGAAGATGATTTGTTCGTTGCCATTCTCATCACCGATAAAGTGTGCATCATCAATAAGTATATTGTGACTATTCGTGTCCAAGTTGGCCCCAAGCTGGGGACTCGTGTCCTCGACAATATTAGATATGCCAGATGAAGTGGCTAATCCAGACACTAGTGTACTGCGAGTTATTTTCTTTAGGCCACCGCCTGAAGTATCTACTGCTAAAAACACATCGTCGTTTGCTACGGTTGATATTTCAGAAAGGCTACCCGCTGCTACAGAGTTAAAGTTAGTTCCGTCTGCAATGAGTAGGTTACCAGCGGTGTTGGTACCCATAGTGATGTCGTCACCGGATACAGTTAGGTCACCACTAATTTCTACATCACCGTTGATATCTACTGTTGTAGCGTTGATTTCTATTTCAGTGTCAGCTACAAGGTCAAGAACACCATCTGCTGACTGGTGTATGTATGTTCCACTATCACCAAACTGTAACTGTCGAGTAGAGTTTAGAAGTATACCTGTATCAGCAACATGAGTAAGAGTTGTGTCTTGGTCTGCGCCTAAGTTGATTACGGCTGCATCAGCAAGAAACAAATCGCTAAACTCTAGTGAAGTCGTGCCAAGTGCTGCACCGTCACTTGCATCAGGGACAAAGGCTGTACCCGCTGAAACTGTGCTTGCTCCTACAATAGTTCCTGATATGTCAACATTACCGTTGATGTCAATGGTGGTTGCTGCAATCTGTATTTCTGTGTCGGCTACAATATCCAGTTGACCGTCTGCACTTGACTGAATGTAAATTGCAGTGTCACGGAACTGTATCTTTTCTGTAGTGGACATGAGTATATCATCAGCAAACTGGAAGTAATCTTCGTCTTCCATCCACGTAATAACGCCGTCGTTAGTGTTAGCGTCAAAAGTAACTGATACGTCAGTATCTGCACCCGTTCCAAAAGTAACCGCGTTAGTTGCTAACCCAGTAATAGGGCCACCCTCTCCGGTAGTTCCATCGTGCGTATGTCCAGTGCTTGCGGCAAATGCTGCAAGTAATTGGTTAAACTCGTCGTTGGTATCCGCAGCGGAGATTGTATCGCCGTCAGTATACGTGGACTGTCGTGTATAGGTTGCGCCCATTTACCTTCTTGCTCCCACTTGAAATTCTAATTGAAAACCTTTTAATGTGTACGGGGCCGTAGCTGTATCCCCGTCTTCTACTCTTAATGCTACGGCAAACCCAGAACCCTCTACTGCCTTACGAACAATTGGTTGTGAAGGTCCACCATACACAGCACTACCATAGCTAGAAGTACCGTAAACTCCTGCAACATTTGTACTGTCTAAAGGATATGGTGCAGGTCTAGTAGATGCACTTGATTCATAATCGTATCGAACAAACAAATCTGCATCAATAGTTGATTCTGGTGCGTAGTTGATATTAACTCGCTGCATATGTTTACGAACTCCGGGGTCACCCATGCTCAAGTCAGGACTTCTATACTTGGCTTTTATTAGCTCCCCGCCAAAGGTATTACCACGTTCTTGTCTGTGTACAAAACCATCAAAACCACCGTGCAAAGCTATTACATTACCAGCTTCAATTACGGTATCTGCACACGCAGGTCGAATACCTTTCATAGTTGAAAATTCAAAAGCTTGACCCTTCATAACACATATTGAACCTAGTGTTGAAGTTTGTGAGCCACCGTCTTTTGAAAAGAATATGCGGTATTGTGTTTTATCAGGTATAACTAAAGAAACAAACGCACTTGCATTAGTCAGGTTATCCCTAAACAACTGCTGAACATTAGTACTTATAGTACCCAACTCAACGTCACCAATACGGGCTGTACCAGCTACAGTACGCAATCCATCTGGCCCCAAGAATACCAAGTCACCTGCAAATTCCAAAATCGTAAAGCCGTTTATGCAGCCAATGTTCCTAGTAACAGGAACGATAGCGAAGTCAGAACTAGAACTACCACCAAGTTTGAATATTCTGTTTTCGCAAAAGATAAACAAATTATCACGGAAAACTTTTAACCCAACAATTGTGTCATCAACTTTGATGCTTCCGGCTCCGTCGCCCGTATTAAAACCATCTTCATCAAAAGGCTCACTGAACACTATTTCTTGGGGTGTGGATGACATGCCCGAATAGAACATGTGGTTTTTAAACACCGCTATGTGCTTTGCTCCTGATACGGAACTGTCACTAACATCTGTAGCACCCATAGATGTGTTAAATATTGTAGGAGCGTTGGCCTGATCAACAACTATGATCTTATCATTTCCATCAAAGTTGTATCTTTCAAAGTTGTAACGAGCAGCACTTGTTCTTCCGGTATCCCTTACAGTCCAGTCTTCGGAGACAACATCATCAACTGCATGATCGGCTGCAGTAGTGCTGCTGGTTGCTCGTGTCACACCTGTAAATGATGATGCGCTTTTACCCGTGTATGTGAATATTTCAGAATTTATCTGTAGAGTACCGCTAGAACTAAACCCATCTGTATTATCAACGCTTATTGTACCAGAGCCTGTCATGGCAGTTCCTGAAGCTATTAGGGCTGCTAATTCGGTAGATGCACAACTGAATATTTTTTCGCCTCTTGCTGCCACCACAAAGTTGTTAAATTTGGTGGACATAAGAACAGCTTCGGTGGAATTGTTTGTTTGTGGTACTATCTGGTTTACAAATTTACGAAACCCTAACATCCTTTTGTACCCGCCGCCAACGTCAGGCTCAAAGTTTTCCAACTCAAGAGCTTGTCCGGGCTGCATGATAAAGGTAGACCTGTTTAGTACCAAGCCACCTTCGCAGTTAAAAGAAAGAGGGCTTACCCCCTGCAGTTCTAAATCTGGCATATTAAACTGCTCTCATATAGTTTTTTCTATTTAGCAACTCGACTCGCATACGCTTCAAACCATCTTCGTATTCCTTCAAAGCAAACTGAGCAGTCTGAGTGTCAGAACGGAACATGTAGGTGTAGTATTTTGAACGAGCATTGATAACTGGCTCAAAACGTTCTGGTATGATAGATGTGTCTGTTGCCGCCGACAGTGCAGATGATGCAACGTAGTAATCAAACTTCAAACTGCGATTGCTGGTGTCGGGTATAGGTGTCAAACCTATTTCATCGTTGTATGTGGTGTAGACATACTCTGGATCACCAAACTTATCAACGTCAGGTCGGGAGTCTCTTTCTCTGTACCGCTCTGTATACTCCTCGTAGGACAAGTATTTCA